GACATTTGTGTCAAACACCGCCGACGTTCCACTTGTTCCCGTTTGAGCCGCCAAGAAAGAACCTTCCAACGTTCCGTCAAGATACACGTTTATTTGCTGCTGAATGACCGCCGACGGTTCAATGGAGCGAAACGCCACGGGATAAAGGGAACTTGATATTGTATCGGGGTTTATCGTGTAACTCATCTGTTTAAAATTGATTTGTAAAATGTTTCAACCGTGGTTTCAATGCTGTATGTAATCGCCCTGTTTATCAAGTCAGCCATTTCAGCCTCCTTCTTTTCAAGTGCCTGTTCAATGAAGCCCGTGCGTTTTCCCGTCTTTGAATGCTTTTGACTTTTAATCGTTGGCATCCCTTCCTTTTTATGCTTTGAGGCAATAGCAAAGGCAATACCCTTTGCCTCTTTGTCACTTTTACCCATTCTTTGTTGAACATATTTCATCAAGCCTTTAATGTATTCGCTTTCTTTTCGTCCGCTCCCAGGGTAATAAGGAATCTTTGTTGAAGGTACGCCCTGGTTATTTATCGCCATGTAATCAGGAACATAGCCTTCAATGATAATCTTATCGGTTTCCATGCGAATAACCGTTTCCATGTTCTTAATGGCTGAGCCTGTCAAGTTATGCCCTTGCGCTTTCCATTCATTCGCCACGGCTTCAATAGCCATTTGCGCAATGTCATCCGCTAAAATTTGCAGCTCTTTCTCCATAATGAAAAGAGGTAACCCCGAAGGGCTACCGTGTTTTTATGCCACTGTCAAAGCCAATGCACTTGCGTTAAATTTCACCTCATCCCCCGTTGCAATGGTCTTACTTGCCGTCAACGCGCCTGCGAATAACATATTGCCACCTGTAATGGTATCAAACACTGCCACATGCGTAGCCGTTGCGCCCGATGCTGCACTTGATGTAATCGTAATCGCTGCCGCGTTTGTCAATGTCCCTGCGCCACCTGTTCCCCGTGTCCATCCACCTGCTGCAACGGCTATGCGTGTGTACAAAGCACCTGTGGCAGAGCCTGCATCAGTTGGGTCTTGTGAATACAATTGTACAAAGGTAGACGTGGGAGCTGTGGCAAAGGTAGTTCCATTTATCCACCCTGTTATTTGGTCTTCTAAATAATTTGAAAAAGCCATGATATTTATTTTTTAGTTAATGTTAAAATCTGTGTTTAATTCCCAATTCACTATTTCCTCATTCCAAATGTAATTATTACCATCATTTGGATAAGGTATTGGTGATTCATAAAGACAAGTATCTTCATTTAATATCCATGAAGGATAAGGCTTAGGTGGTATAAAAGCATCTCTAATTTCATCGTAATAATATCCAATTCCAGCATAGTTTTTTCTAAATGCTTTGCTTTGGTCTATACTTGGTATTCCATTTGTATAATGGATGCCGCCACGCGTGTTGTAAGAGGTGCGTTTGCAAACAATGCCTAATTCATTATGCCAGCCAATTTCGCCATTCCAATCATTTTCATGACCAGCACTTATCATGTCAATTACAAAATTATTATCGTCTAAGACTGCGTAGTATGCCATATTATTAATTTTTACCAAGATATATTCCCATTACCAGCCGTAAATATATATGTTTTATAGCCTGTTCTTGCAGTTGATGGTGCAGGAGCAGTTGTTCCTCCAGCTGCTTGTCCATTGCAAACGTGTGAACTATGTATAGTGACAAGGTCACTAAATGTATTAGAATAAGAAATTATTACCACGCCAGAACCTCCGTTGCCACCTGCGCCTGTGCCAGATGCACCACCTCCGCCCGCGCCTTTGTTTGCCTCACCTGCAGTGGGTGCCGTAGCTCCACTTGAGCGACCTCCGCTACCGCCACCGCCGTCACCGCCTACAATTACCGTTGTTGAAGTACCGCTTCTTGCTGCGCTTCCTCCTCCGCCTCGTTGAATTGACGTGCCTGTTATACTGGAAAATATACCATCTCCGCCAGAGCCAAGTCCGTCCGTGTTGCCTGCCTCGGCACTTCCACCACCACCACCAGCGGGATAAGGGTCAATTGCAACTCCTGCCCCACCTGCATAACCTTGATTAGCAGTTCCGCTGCCACCGTTTGTAGCTGAAGGACCTGTAGCTCCACCGCCACCCCCTGATCCGCCCGTAGAACCATCAACATTGTGATTTCCATTTCCACCCCCTTGCGAAGTAACGCTATTAAATATACTTGTAGTACCATTTGTTAACGACGCGCCTCCAGTTCCAACTTTCACTAAGTATTGCGTACCCTTTATAACATTTAATGGAGACTCAGCTGATGCGCCACCCCCTGAAATTTCACCGCTAACACTGCATCGATAACCACCTGCTCCACCGCCACCAGAATTATAAGCGACGTTTCCTCCTCCTCCTCCACCACCACCAGCAACTACAAGATAATCAACCAATACCGAAGGCGCACCCACCGTCAAATCTGCCGCCGTTGTCCCAGCCCCTGTCAATGATGCTTGAACAAGTTTAGGAATACTTATGTCCCCCGTGACATTTGCCGACGTTAACAAGGAGGCTTGCACCTTTTGAACGAAGTTAATGTCACCCGTCAATGTGCCGAAGGCATTCAGTGAAGATGCAACCTTTTTAACAAGGGCAATGTCGGCGGTCACCGTTGCCCTGCCTTCCAAACTTGCGGCAAATTTTATGATTGATTTCAACGAAGCGGTTAAGTTGCTCGATGTAACAATGTTGGCAATGCACTGAACCAACGTTATAACGCCTGGGTCACAGTTGGTAGGTACAACCAAATTAAAGCTAAGTTGTACGGTTATCATTCTTTGAATACCCGTAAAGGAATCAAAAGTAATCGACGGTGCCTCAGGAATAAAAAGGTAGTTTGGTAAAATGCTTTGTTTTATCTTATTCAACCGTTGAATGAAATAATTTGCATACTGCTGAAGATTTGCCCACTTGTCTATCTGTAACGTCGGGTCTTCATCGCCTTCATTGTCATAACCAAGCAAATCGTCAAAGAACAAAGTCACTTGATACGTATCTTGTTTCCTCGTTTGGTCTGACCCTGTAATCGTTGGCACGGAAAAGAAAATGCGGGGGAACTCGTTCAACTCCTGAAAGTCCTCCGTGTTTCCTTGTCGCACGCGGTCGGAAGCCCAACCGAAATTGTAACTTTTTATCGCCGTTATTTCGTCTGCCGTGTCATTAAAAACGTCGCTTATTTCCCTAATATTCATTTTTTACTTTGCTTTTGTATTTCATGATACAAGTTATCTTCTGCCGCTTTGCTCGCAAGGTATTGAAATACCTCGTACAAATTTGCCCTTTCGCTTGATTGTAAGGGGGTCAAGCCTGCCAAGTTAAACAAGCCGCACTCAGCTATTTTCTTAATCGTCAAGTACCAACCGTATTTGTCATTCAATTGTCTTGAAGCGCTGGCATACTTTGCATCGCCTTTTTGAGCATAGAGGTCTGCAAATCTACTTGATAACTCTCGCTTAACTTCATCAAAAAAAAACCAATTTCAAAGCCAACCTGTAAAGGCAATTTTAAAAAGTCAATGCAATTCCTTTGAAAAACCTCGTCGCTATATGCCTCATCCTTTTTCCTCAGTAACACGGCGATAACATGAAGCAAGCCTTGTGCATCATTGTTTTCAATTGCTTTCCTTCCTTTGTCAAATTGGGCTGCCTCAGCGAATTCAAGTAACGTGGATTTTGCCATTAGCTTATCAGGAAGGTAATACAAAGTGCCATTGAAGTCATAAATCTGTTTGTATTTCAATTCCTCGGGAACGCTTATTGCATTGAGGATCTTTGTAAACATGAAGGTAAGGTATTTTAACTCCAGACTTTTGGCAACTTTGCCATAACACGCATCCAAAGGAATGCCCGTGAAATAGTTTACCACCTTTGCCATGTACGGGTATTTTACCTGAGCCTCCCAAACCTCGTCCATGATTTCAAGGCACTTGTCTAATGCCTTTTGATTTGCATTGAACTGGTCAATCAACGCTGGAAGAAAACGACGCACATTGTCTTTGACATCTTTTGTCAAAAGAATTATTTCACATTCCTGAACAACGTCCTCACGCAATTTAAATAAGTCAATGCCCAACTTCTTTGCATACGGTTTAATTTTTTCATACGCCGCCATCATTTGCTTTTGTGCAACAAGGGCATCAAGTTCAACCTCGGGGTATTGAGGCAGGATAAACTTATGGAAATAAACGTATTGTTCAAGCGTTATATCCGCTGCGGTCTCAGGGTAAAAATACTTTGTATCTGAATGACTTAAATGAAATTGTACCATTATTTGCGCCTGTTTTTCTTTGTTGGTTCGGGAATGTTATCTGCTATCATTGCGCTCGGTTCAACGCCTTTTCCATTTTCTTTAACCTCTGGGGTTAATACTTTTGCATGGCTAACAAGGGGCAATGATTCAGGGCGTTTAAATTCCCTGTACATTCCCGTGCCTGTCAAACGTACCGCTTTTTCCAAGTGCGAGCGAAGGAGAAGTAATTGTTTCCTTCGCATCGGGTGTTCCTCTATTTCAAGTGTTATCACCTTAATCAAGTCAATGATGTAATGCGCCTTTTCGTTGTTTGTCATTTCGTTATGATATTTTTTAAATGCAGCTCCACTTCGCACCAGTACGCCGTGTTTTCATCCACGTCTGAGCCAAGCTGTCCGCAAATCGTTTGGTTATTGCTTATGATTTGTTCGGTCAAAAGCAAGCATATTTTCTTTGCCTCCAGCCAACTGTCGTATTCACCTGTTACCACGTGCCGATAAGGCAATGTGTCGTAAATTATCAAATGCAATTCCCTTGCTTTTTCCTGAGGTGTCATAGGTTTTGTATTTCTTGTTTTACTTCTTTCCAGTAATTAATAGAAGGGGATGTGTCGTTTGTATTCGTTAAAAGATAATGGATTTTTATTAACTCGTCCACGGCAATCAATGCGCATTTTTTAGCATTAATTTTTTTCATGTTATCGCCTAAAAATGAGGTTATTTCATTCCTAAACTTATCAACTAACTCCTGTGCCTTTTCCTTCGGTGTCATATACTTTCGATTTCGTGTTCAACCTCTTCCCAAAAATGATACTCATCTTCGCTGCCTTGTACCTCAATGTTCCACTTTTCTTTCAATACCTCCCGTGCCGCAAACAAGGCGCTTTGCTTTGCGAGGATTGAAACAAGTATCTCCTGTCCAAGTTCGCCTCCGATGCTTTGAATCATGTTGTAATAATGCGTAAATAATTCGTCTGCTTTTTCCTTTGGTGTCATTTGTTTGCTTTGCTTAATAGGATTTATTATTACGTCTTTTGAACTCGTGGTATTTGATTTACCTAAAATTTCAGGAAACTTTACTAAAAATTCAACCGCCGTTTGTTTTTCCATATCTTTTTAATTAAATGCCAATACGTCCGAGCCTTCCAATAGCCTCATGCACCCGTAGCGAAGCGCGTCAATCCCGTGGTTATCCGCGTCCATTGGTGTTGAACTTTTTTTATCGTTCCAAATATAATTCCTTAACTCATATTTCATATTATACGATTCCTCGGTGACCACAATCGTAAAGTCAGCCATTTTCTTTATCCCATCAACCACGCTGCCTGCGTACTTTTCCGTCTTATGCACGTTGATACCATTTGAGGCAAGCGCGTCTATCAACCGTGGTTCGCTTGTATCAGCCACAACCATGGCATCAAGTTCAATGCTATTCCTAATCTTTGTCAATACCATGTCGTATGAAAGGCTTTGTTCGTAAATGATTTCCTTCACATATATCTTATTTGCCGTGGTATCAACCGCAACTTTGACCAATGCCAAAGGATCGGGATAAAAACCAAAGTCAAGCCCGTAGGCAAAAGGCAAAGAGTTATCAAATTCGCCTTCAATCCAGTTTGGAAATACAACGCCTTGCTTCTTATCCAGCCATTTACCAAGAAACCTGTGCGCGTATGCCTCAGGTGACTTGCTTTTTATTGCCTCAATCTTTGCAATATAATCCTTGCTTATGTTATGGTAGTTATCAAGGTAGGTCGTATGAATGTGCGTTATGTCCTCATGCGTACTTATCGGTATCGAATGCCCGTCAATCATCTCCATGCGGTGCGACTTTTCAAACCAACGTTTCCAAATCCAATGTTCCACGTCCTGCGGGTTCATCACCAGGATAACAAGGTTTGGCGTATCAGGCATACGAATTGATTCGTCGATTGTATCGAAGTCCTTTTCGCTTACAAATTCTTCAGCCTCGTCCACGATGAACACATTTAACGCGGGTATTGACTTTAACTTTGCCGTTTGATTTCCGCTGCTTGTTTTGATTCCTGAAAAGATTATTTCGCTCTTTGTTACCTTGTGACTTATTTGCGCGTTTGTCATTTGAAATTCATCGCCAACGCCTAACAAGTCAATTTTTTCACGGAACTCCGGTATAACAGATATGTTAGCACTTGATAAGGTGTAACGTGTAAAAAGTATTTTCCAACCTTTGTTGGCAAGTAGCATGTTACAAGCCCAAAGCCCAACGGTGAATGACTTTGCCGAACCACGTCCCCCAGTTATCAGGAAGTAACGGGTTCGAGGTTGCCAAAGGGCTTCATACTTTTCACTAACCTTTATCTCCATTTAAAAGGATTATTTAAATCAACCTCATTCCAAAAACCAATAACACCAAATAAAATAATTCCAACAAAAAATGCTATTGTAAGAGTCAAATAAGACAAAGGATTAAAAGGGTTCAGCCTTCTTTCTTCAACCATGTACATTTTATGACTTGGCATTATTTTTCTTAGTTGAATAACCTTTAAAAATGTTAAAATCTTAACTCTATTCATTCGCCTTATCCTTTGTAAATATTATCGTTGGCACGGTGACCTTTTCCCCCTGCGTTGTAATATCAATGTTTTGCTTTGCCTTCCCGTATGCCCTGTCAAGAAGCAACTGAGCCGCCTTGATATCACCCTTTGCCGCCTGTTCGCGAAGCTTCATGATAATGGCTTCACCTGCACTAATGCCGTCTTTTTCAGCGCCTAACACATTTGCCATTATAAGGTCAAGGGCTGGGAGTTTCTTAGGGCGTCCGTTGGGGTTGCCTATCTGTCCTTTTTTAAATGGTTTTAAATTTTTTTCATTTGCCATTTCTCACATTTAGTTCACATTTATTGCATCTGAATTGAGCGCAAGGGTCGGATTCGAACCGCCTATTTCAATGCTGGAAGCATCGCGTTTATCCTGATTAACTTCTTGCGCTTGTTGCCTTTCGGCTAATGTTATCTTTTCACCTTTGTACATTCCCGCACCCATTTTGTCAATCATTGAGAATGGTAAAATAGGAACGGTAATTTTACATGATTTGTCAATTAGGTAAATGTATCTTAATTGAAATCCTTCAATTGGCTTTGCTATTGCTTTTATTTGATTCCAAATGTTTGACGCCATATTAATATTATAGGCATGACATATTTTTTTCACTTGAGGGTCTTTGTAGTCATTTCTAAAAACTATATCCGCAACAACTTCTCTATTAGGAAAAATCATCATTGTTTTATTAACCTTTATTCCAGTCAGATAAAACGAAGCTGCCCTATAATTGCACCCATCACCGCATTGTGTAGCATCTGAATAACTTAAAATCCACTTTACATGAGGTGCGTTTTTTTTAATTAGTTTAATTGAAATGGCCAAGCATCTACTTTCTGAATTTTTAGGCAAATAATCATCAAAAGCCATTCTGTTTAATTCAACATATCCATTCCATGCGCTGGGAGTTACTAAAGTGTATGTTTTAGCTTTTACCATGCTATGACCATACTGCATAACTCCATGTAGCTTTCCGTCTAAAAAACAGCCAAAATGCAAAACGCTATAAGGAACAACCTTACCAGAATAATGATGCTTTTTTACAAACTCATTAGCCAACTTTGACGGTATCACCTTGACGATTATTTCCTTTGCTCTGCCCATTTGCTTACAATTAAATACAAAGCATTCCCGTTGCTATTTTCGTTTCCCATTGTCTCAATGTACTTATATTCCTCCGTGTGCTTTATATCGCTTATTGCGTTCTGTATAACCGTTGCCTGTTCATCGGCTAAAGTAAATGTCATTTGCTGAAAAGGTGCTTTATCGCCCTCAGGCAAAGTAAAATCTTCGTCAAAATCTTCGGGTCTGTCAAACTGCGGTATCTCCAAGCCCCATGCCTCCAAGTCCACCACCTCCCAATCATTCGCCAACGTGTCCCAGTCCCAGCCTCCCGTGTTTGCGTTTAATCGAATATTCAATTCCTTTTCGTCTGCCTCATTCAAATCAACAATGACACATTCAATTTCCTTGATGCCAAGTTTCTTTAATTCACGGACACGGAAGTGACCGCCGACAATGTAGCCCGTTTGCTTATTGAAAATAATCGGTTCAACCATGCCAAACTTTTCAAGGCTCTCCTTCAAATGCTTTTCCTGCTTTGCCGTGCTTTGCCGTGGATTGTACGGAGCTGGGATTAAATCGGCGATTTGCTTTTTTTCAATTATCATGCCTCCCTGCTTTTTAAAAACATTTGGTAAAGTTCGCTCAATTCTCTTTGTTCATCGGCGGGCTTTTGCCATTTGCCGTTGAGGTAATTTAAAATATATTTTTCCTTTACAAGCCATTGGGAAAACTCTTCCATGATTTCCATTTCCCTAATCTTCGCCTCCTTAAATATGTTTTTCAAAAATATGCCTTCCAGACTTTCATTAATTTGTAAAAAAGTTTTTTTAGCAAGGTTGTAATCCTTTTCGGTTAATTCATTCTTTAACCAATCGATAGGCGTTTGTTTTACATTTCCTTTCATATTCCTTTTAACACTTGTTTACGTTTGTTGTTGACGGTGAGCAAATTTCGCTCAGTCAAAAGCCATTTCCTGCCTGCCTGCAAATGATTAAAATAATCCCCATCCTTTGCCAACGCCTTTTCAAATTGATAATACAAATCGTCCGAACCCTCGTACAACCGAACGCCTGGGACATTGAACTCGGTTATTTCCTTTGGTGCATAAGGAACGCAACCTGTAACAAGCATCTCCATGGCAAAGTTATTCGACTTGCTTTGATTGAAATTGTCATTTGTCAACGGGAACACGGCGTAATGAGCCGCACTGTTTTTGATTAACTCGAAATATTGAAATAAGGAATTGTTCCACGGTATGACCTTGACATTCGGATACAATGTTTTTCCCAACCACTCAGGGATTCCAATGAATGCAACCTCCGTGTCCTTGCGGCTGCTGACATAATGCCAAAATGTATCCACGGTTTTTAAGTCCTCAATGTGCGTCATGCTTCCACGCCACAACACGCGTTTTACCTTTGCCTCCAGCTTATCAGGTGACACGGGGCAAAGTGGCGTTACATGAAAGTCAATGGCGTTGGGGATAACCATTATTTTACTTTCGTCAAAGAATTGCTTGTAAAACTCTTTGAGAAAGGGCGTTGATACAATGATATAATCCGCATACTTGAAAGCCTTTTCAACCGATTCCTTTACCTGTGTTTTACCAAAATGTGCCGACGCTGGATTCGCGGCGTTGACCTCATGCAATAAATCGTCGTGGTCAAGAATGATCTTCTTTCCCATCTTCTTTGCCTCCGCGATCATGGATAACATCCCGTCGCCGTTGGGGCGTTGAAAAAGAATAACGTCAACGTCGTAAAAATCGTACCATTTGACTGTCTCGGGATTCAAATACGTAATGGTTAAATTTACCATTTGTGAGCGAAGCCGCATGAATGGATTAACCGAACGATAGTAATCAGTTGTGGGGCTGGTTAAATTGGTTACAATGCCTAACCTCATTTATTGTGCTTTTGGTATGTGTCCAATAAAATACTTAATACATCCTCCATCGAGTGTTTGACATTCGTTTCCTTCCAGAGTTGAAATTGTAAGTCCAACAACTTCTTTCTTATTTTTTCGTCCCGATAGCTTACCGAAAACACGGCGGGCGTTTGTTTATTCACATTCATTTTTCTTTTCTTTTAATCTGTAATATCTTTCCATTTGGTATTTATTCACCCTTTCCTTATTCGCTTGATACCATGCCTGATTCTTAATCCTTTTTTCAGCCTTTTTCTCAGGTGATTGATTCTGGTGGTAAAGCCTGAAATATTCCCTTAACTTTTGCTTTTGGTACTCGGTCATATTTTCCCGATACTGCCTTTGATACTCAGGTGTCATATTAAAATGGGAATGGTTCGTCAGCGTTTAATTCTTTTTTTAATTCCTGAACAGCTGGACTTGTCAATGGATTAACATAACCGCCAGACGTGTTCTCCCCCGCCGTTGCCTTGCCTCCAAACTCGATATTATTAACCATGCAACGAATGATCCCAGTTGGTTCTCCGTTTTTCATGTACGCATTTACGCCGCCCGTTCCTTCCACGACAACATACGTTCCCTTTAACAAGTGCGGTGCAAGCTTGGAACCACGTTCACCCCACATTGAGCAAGTGACCCAAACCGTCTTTTCCGTGGGATTGTTACCAAACGTCTTTTCCGTGTGAGCAACCGAGAAGGAGCAAACGGTTGTATCGCCAACCGATTTTATTTCAGCATCCTGACCAATGCGACCTGCAACTATTAATTTTATCATTTTATTTTTTCTTTCTGCAAAGATAATAATTTATTTGTTATCAAATTTAAAATATTTTTTAACAAAATTATTTATATCTTTGTGGCGAAAGTTAGTTTAGTGTTAAAATGTTTTGCGACGGCAAAAAGACGAAGATTAGATTTCTTCACTTGCTGCTAAAATTGTAATTATGGAAATAACAATGATTGTAGGATGGGCATTTCTACTATTGAGTTGGATAATACCCCCTTTTATTAAAGATACACCTATTAAAGATGTATCCAGCAGAAGATTTGTAGCATTAATTTTAGCAACATTTGCATTAGGTATTTTCTTAGGTCATGGATTATCTTTATTTTAGTTAATTTAAAATTAATTAACAAGGTGGCGGAATTGGTAGACGCTATACATAAGCAGTTGAAGCTGGGTAATTCAACATTGCAGGTTCGATTCCCGCCCTTGTTGCCATACAAAAGGCAGACGTTAAACTAGAGTGAAATAAATGGTGGTAATATTTCTAAAGTCTGTATTGTACCACCACTTACCACCCGAAGGTTGAGCAATGCTGGCACCGTGCGTTGATAAAGGGATGGAACGGTGCAAATTTTTAACCTCTCTTAAATCTCTAATTAAATCTCTCTTAAACTCTCTTAAATTATACCATTTCGTTGACGTCAACAAAATAATAAAAACAAAACAAAATGAACTTTGAAAAATTTAGAAAACAACATTTTGAAGTAGAAAAAAGGATTTGGGAAATAGTTTTATTACTATATAAACACAATAAAAATAAATGTCCTGAATTACCTATATTTTTTGAATTTTCATTTGGATGTGTTTTTGTTCACTTAAGAGTAAAAATTAATTCTCAAGAATCTTCTAAATTAGCATTTCCATTTGAATGGTTAGAAATGTCAGACGATAAAGTTGTTGTTCATATTTTGGAAGAAAAAAAAAGCATGGTGGTAACGTCAACAAAATGATAAAAACAAAACAAATGATTGATAACAAATTCTTTTTTGACAAATCCGTTGAGCTTGGTTTTACCACGACGGACTACGAACCCCTTGTCAACTTGCATACCAACGGCGCAAGGGTTTTGCAAATAATGGGGTGTGAATCCGTGTTTGAATTCGGCTCAGGACTTGGCTTCTTTTTATCCGCGTGCCAGCGCGTGGGCTTGTATAATTACATGGGTTACGACATTAACCCGTATGAAAGGGAATTTGCGATAAACAAGGGCATTGAGCCGTCAAAATATATGCTTGCAAAGTGGGCTTCAAAATATCAACAGGGCAGGTATGAATTGAGGATAAAAGGAAAGTATGATGCCATTTACTCCACCGAGGTATTTGAACACATGACCGACGCGCAAATATCCTTTGTCATGCCAATTCTTTACAAAGCCTGTAACAAATATTTTTATTTCACCTCCACGCCTTATGCCTCAGCGGATCCTGCTTTTGACATTGAATGGGGACATATTAACTTGAAAAAAAGAAGTGAATGGGTTCTCATTTTTGCAAGCCACGGTTTTGACTTGCTCAGGGAAGCAACGGAGGTGACGCCCTGGGGATTGTTATTTGTAAAACGGGAGAAAAAGTAAAATAAATTTCGTATATTTACATATCCTTCGGACGGAGTGCAGCCCATTCAAAGGATATTGAAACAAACTATTTTTTTGTTTCATTTACGCCCAATAGCTGCACCTGTTGGGCGTTCTCATTTTTATACTCATGCAAATATCAAAAGAACTTGAAGTCTTGATTCCACCGTTAACAAGCGAGGAATTTAAGCAACTGGAGCGTAATATTCTGGAAGAAGGAATCCGCGACCCATTGGTGACATGGAACGGTATCTTAGTCGATGGACACAACCGTTACAGGATTGCAAAGGAATATGACATTGACTTTGAAACCGTGGAAAAGGAATTTGCCGACATGAACGCGGTAAAGGAGTGGATGATTAACAATCAACTTGGAAGAAGGAATTTACCAGAATTTGTAAGGGGAGAACTGCTTTCTTATGTTCGCGAAATGCGCAAAATAGAAGGAAAAGAAAAACAATTACTTACTCTTAATAAAGGTAAAGAATCTCCCGTTTTGTCAAATATTGACAAAACGGAACATAATACACGAAATGAATTTGCCGAAAAACTTGGCTGGAGTACAGGTAAGACTGGAATGTTTGACGTTGTAACAAAAAAAGCACCAGAGGAATTAAAAGTAAAATTAAGAACAGGTGAAGTAAATATTCATCAAGCATACAAAGAGATAAAAAAAGATGAAAAGGAACAATATAAAACGCAAAAGGCGATTGAAATAATTGAAAAGGTTTACGAAAGCAATGCAAATATTTTCCATGGAAATTGCATTGAGTTTATTAAGACCATTGAGGACAAAAGTATTGATTGTTTAATAACCGACCCACCCTACGGAGTGGACATTCAATTTGGCGCGTATGACAATCAACTGAGCCGCAAGATTGAGAACGATGGAAACATTGACAATGCTTTGCTTTTGCTTGATACAATGTTACATGAGGTAAAAATCAAGTTGAAAGACAATGCACACATTTACATTTTTTGCAACTGGAAAATTTACCCTCAATTCAATGCAATTATTTCAAAGCATTTTCAAATCAAGAACCTTATAATTTGGGATAAATTATTCATGGGAATGGGTGACTTAAAAGGAAATTATTCGAGCTCTTATGAAATGATTGTTTTTGCTGGAGGTAACAGGGAATTCTTAACAAGACCCAAAAATATAATTCAATGCAGATTTAATGATGAAAGATTTCATAACACACAAAAGCCAGTTGACTTAATTAAGCAACTCATTGAAAATAGTACCAACGTCAACGAAACAATTTTCGATCCTTTTCTTGGGAGTGGTTCAACTGTTGTTGCGGCAAATCAATTAAAAAGGAATTTCATTGGATGCGAGATTGACGAACAAAATTATAAAATAACTTTAAAAAGGCTTGAAGATGGTAAGTGTTAATTATAAAGAATTTAGAAAGTATTCAGACAAAAGCCTTCCAGAGGCAAAGGAATATATCGCAAAGTTTTTAAAAGCTAAATTACAAGTTATTAAAACTGAAAAATATATTTCAATGATTAAAGCATCAGACGTTTATAATGACACAATAAATGCTATTGATTTATTCATAGACTTGCCTTGCTACTTTCCAAAAATAAAAGTAAGTCACAGGGCGCGAAAAATGCACGGAGATATAATTGACATAACCATTAAAACAAAAAGTCAAAATCCTGAAATAAAATCTGAGTACGATAAGCTATTAAATTTTGCATCAGGAAATACAAATCCATGGTATTATTTTTATTGTTTTTACGATGAAGATAAAGGAAATATAAGTAAATATATTATTTACGACTTACGCGTATTAATAAAACTTCCAGAGTTTAAAGACAAATCAATTTTTGCTTATAAAGATGATAAATTTAACACTCAAGACGGAGGATCGTATTTTAATTGCATAACCGTTAAAACTTTAATTGAGAAAGGCGTTGTTGTGGCTGACTGGTCAAAAGGTGAAGGCGAAGTAAAATATTATATATAATTTGCCAAATATTCCTTATCTTTAATCATTCTTTTGAACGAGGTGAAGGTCATTCAAAAGAACTTCGGGACAATATCCGCATTGTTCAACTAACCCAGTACCCCTTCACGTGCTGGGTTTTTTTATACATTTTTATGAATAAGTTAAATAACAAAATTAAGGATAATTTTACCATTATCCCCAATGACATTATCCGAAACAAAAGCCTGAGCGACCGCGCCCGCTTCATCTTTTGTTACATGGCTTCCATGCCAGATGATTGGAAATTTTATCAAGGCGCAATGGCAAAGGAACTTGGATACACAAAGGATACATTGAGAAAATACATTGAAGAACTTTTGACAACAGGTTACCTTCATCGGGAACAAAGGAGGGAAACGGGTAAATTTGATAGTTACGATTATACCCTGAATTTTACACCGAGTGGTAAAAAAGCCGACACGGTAAAAATCCGCAACGGAGAAAAACCGACACGGGAAAAGTCGGCACTAATAAATAAAGACTTGGAACAAAGAAAGATTATAACAAATATAGACTTTGAACAAAGTATTGAAAATCCTTCAGATTTTACCGACTTTGAAAAAGTTGAAACAAATGATTTTCCAAACTTTCCAACTGTAGAAATAAAATCTGTATCAGTTAAAACAAATCTTCAAAGCCCCAAAGTGAACCCCTTTACCGTTGTTGCTAAGTTGCAAAGTGAAAAAGAAAGAAAAATTGTTGCGACGCAAAAAGAAAGAAAAGCCGCCGCCGAGCCGAAAGCCGACCGCCAGCCCTCCCCCACGTACGCCGCCTTTACCGTGTTTTGCCAAACGTTTGAATCGTTATCTGGTGCAGCGTACCCAACTGACCAGAACGGGCATTACATCATGATGCCAAAAGATGCAGGGCAAATGAAAAACCTTATGCAATACATTGACAAAATAGATAAGCAGGGCAATAGCATTGAGGCATTGAAGGTGTTTATCCAAGCCGCGTGGTCATTGCCTGACAAATGGTTAAAAGCAAATTTCACAATAGCCAACCTTTACTCCCAAGCCTCAAAGATATTTACCGCATACCAAACCACAAGCCCAGCGGCAAAGGACAAGGCGTACAATGACAGGATTCAAGAATTGCTTGCCGAAAGAATGGCAAAATTTCAAGATTAAAAAAATTAACAATTATGACAAACGAAGATTATTTAGTTACCCATCTTGGCGAAGGTAAATTTCAAGTAAAGATGAAAAATAATGAAATTAAGGAGGCTGGTTCTTTATTGCGCGGCATTATTAGATATACGTATTTTGAAGATTATAGTTTACCTAAAATTGGGTGGAAGGTAACAAGAAGCCAATTAATGAAAGATTATTTACCAAAGATGCAGCAAGATTTTTTAAACCGTTAACTTGTGTCAAATATTGATTGTTTTTGTGGCGATTAATTTATTTTAATTTATATTTACAATTATAAAACCAACCAATTATGAACAATTTACCAATGATTGCAAACCGCGTGGAAGAGAAAATACAAGACGTGCAGCTTGTTATCCAAAACCGCGAACTCAGGATTTTTAAAACAGGGACAAAAGAAGCGATCCCGAAGATTGCCCAAACCTTAAGCCAACTGCTCCCCGTGTATGGCATTGAGCCAAAGCCCGAACACTTGATGGAGGTTACCGAATTTATTTCAAATTACAAGTTGTTAGCCGTCGATGAAATTAAACTGGCTTTTGAAAAGTTTGCCAAACAAGAACTTGATATTAATGATCATAAATTATATGGAAAAGTTGACCTTCATGCCATTGGGCGAATAATCACCGCTTATATAACATGGAGGCAAAAGATATACTTTGCCATGGATTCAGATTTGCAGGCGAAGAAAGAAGAAGAAGATCGCATGAAACGCCTGGGGAAAGTGGCTGAGGAATACGATAAGGACTTTGATAATAAGCTGAAAAACTTTCAAAAGCCGTTGGAAGAAATACCAGTATTTTGGTACGACGAGTGCGTCAAACGTGGTTATATCAATGAATGGAAGGAAGGGGAAAAGGAAGCCTTGTGGGCTGAGGCGCAGGAAATGGCAAAGAATGAAAAGCCCGATTCAGATAATATGATTGATCGCAAGAACCACATGAGGAAAATAGAAGAAGGAAATATGCCACGCGCCCGCGCACTTGCTTACAAGTTAGCCGTCTGGCGCAAGGTGTTACTAAGATAAGTTTCATAATTTGGTTTTGTTTTGGTGGGGCATAGAAATTATGCCTCACTTTTTTTTAATTTATTTTTGTAAATATTTTTTTATTCAAATAATTAATATTAAATTTACGTATTGAAAATATTTTAAAACTTACCAAATGAATGTTACAAAATACACCTGCAAATGTACCCTAGATAAAAAGCTGGGTCACTTTGTACACGTTATTTTCTCCCACGGCTTCGGCTTGTACGGACAAACGTCGCCGCATTCCCCTGAGGATAACATCGAGATCCACGGCTGGACATTTGAGCCAGAGGACATTGACTTGGAGTTATACCCACAAATCAACCGTTACAATCTCATGCCCCTTGTTGCTGAGAATGAAATGGACTGGGTAATTATAAATAATTAATCACTTTAAAAACAAACCAAGATGAACAATTCATTAGAGCAAGCAAACAATCTTCTAAATTATTACGAAGAAACCGTTATTAAACTTAGACAAGAAATCAACAAGTTAAGCCTTGATAGCCAGAATGATTGGCTTATGTCTTTAGATATGTATATGTATTCGCTGAGATATACATTTAAATTAGTTGATTCTTACAAAGTAACGCCGATACAATTTTACAAAGACGAGGTTATTGAAATGATGCACAAATTTGAAAAACACGCGGCAAATAATAAAAATTCAAGAATGTTTAATTTAAATATTAGCATTATTGAATATTGCGGAAATGCTATTAAGGAAATGGAAAAAATACCAACAAAATGATAACGATTCAAGAATTTGCATTAAAAGTCTCATTAAGTGTTTGTCCTGACTATGTTCTTGAACCATTTAGATTAAAAAAATGGTGGAGAGATAAAGGAGCAAGGGAGCTTGAAAAATACTTCTTTGCAGGGCATAAGGTTGATTACGATCAGGAAATCGATTGGAAGGCAATAAGTGACCATAAAAAACAATTATGGTACGATTCTCAAAATTTTCAAATTCAAGCAGGAAATGAATATTCTAAAAGGCAAGGTTAAATACACAGCGGGCAAAGTGTTTGAGGGTCAATACGGACCTTCCATTAACGCCGCAATTACATTAGATAACGGAACGGACATCCGTGTTTATGGAAAACCAGACGATACAAAGTTAATGGCATTGAAGAAAGACGATGCCGTGACCGTTATCCACGACGGCAAATCTTACAAAATAGCATTTGATATGCTCACAGCGAACGAAATACCTGAAAAGGTACAAACACCCACCGAAGGCGCAAACGTGCAGCAGGCGGCAAATGTACCGCTTAAAAACAACGGTAAAATGACACATGAAGAAATAACAGAGAAGGCCACGCTTATGACCTCGGTTTACGCTGACATATTTCACCAGTTGCAAGCCTCAGGACTTGAGCCTGCCCAGGCGCAACCAGCCGCCGCCACGATATTTATTCAAATAGGAAAATATTTTTAATCAATTTGGTACGTTTTTTTCCCAGCCTGAAACATGGCTGGGGTTTTACCGCGCCGCAAAACAAAAGAAAGATGACAGAGAAACAACTTATAGACTTAGGGTTTCAAAGGGTTTACTTAGATGAACACTCAAATATAATTGATGAAGAATCAGTAGATTTAGAAAATATTTATTTTTGGTATGAATTAATATTAGAAAATAAAATGATATTTAATTCTAATGCAAATGAAGATATTATAAACAACGAAGATATACTAAACGATAATTGGTATGTTGATTTTTGTTTTGAAGATGCGGCTTATTTAAATGGATTTAAGATTGAATCTTACGAAACAATTAAAAGTATCATTGATTTGTTTAAAAACATAAAATTAAGATAACCATGGAAAACCAAGAAGAAAAAGAAACGTCGTTGGATTATTTTTTCAGAATTACAAAAAACAACGCTATTAATTTAGGTCGTTTGATTGAAGCGTATGTTCCCGCAAAGAAAATATACGACATGGAAATTGAAGAAGCTAAAAAAGATGCTTTGAATGAGGCAAAGAAAATGTATGCTGAGGAACTCATAAAAGCCTATAACAAAGGTTGGGACGAGGCAGCTTTAATGTATCACAACTATTAATAAAACAATCATGCTCCTTCCAAAAAAATATATATCCGTCAGCCAAATTAATCTTTGGTACAGTGACCGTCAAAAGTATATCAACCGTTACTTTTTAAACCTTCCCGAAGAACCATCCATTTACATGGACTTTGGCAAACGCTTTGCCGAGGACACGGAGGCGTTTATCAAAAACGGTATAATCATGGAAACCTTTCCAGATTTTTACATTGACAAAATACAAAGCTTCAAAGGACTTGAGGCTGAGAAACCAATTAGCCTTTCCATTAATGACATTCAAGTCATTGGTTACATTGACGCATGGGACAGGGAGAATAACCGCGTTATCGATTTTAAAACATCAGGGAGACCGTGGACAATGCACACGTTGTATAATAGCCTTCAAATGAAAGTGTACGCGCTGGCAATGTTCGTAAATGGCGATACAATCCCCGAAAGCCAAATTAACTGGCTGGGAACAAAGATGACAAAAAACGGCTTATCTTTTACGGGCGAAAGTTATGAATTAAACCATACCTTTGAAATGGATGACTTGCTTAAAGCCATTGTTTTAATCGAGCAAACTTGTAAGCAAATCAGCGAGGATTATAAAAGTTTTTTACATACCCATTAAAATGATGCCATGACCGATGACTTGGAAAATGAATTGAAAAAGATAATGAAATCAGAAACAAGGGGATTAAGGTTGAATGATGAAAAAATCAGGTACGACCTTATTCCCCCGTTGGCTCACCGAGAATGTGCCAAAGTCTGGACAAAGGGTTTGGATAAATACCCCGCGGGCAACTGGGAAAAAGGGATGCCATGGAGCGAAGTAATCGCCTCCGCCTTGCGTCACTTGGAAGCCATTCGCCTGGGTGAGGACATTGACCCTGAATCAGGATTATTGCACGCGGCACACTTGCAATGCAACGCGCAAATGCTTACTGAATATTATTTTACTAAAAAGGAATTTGATAACCGTAAAAAATACGATTTATGAAACAAACGGCAGTTGAATGGTTGGTAGAAGAAATGATACTTAGATTATCTATAAGGATAGAAAATACATTTGAAGTTAATGATTTGCTTATAAAAGCCAAAGAAATGGAAAAGGAGCAGATAATAGATGCTTTTGATACAGGTCGTAGAAAAGGAGATTGGATATTTGATGGCGAAAAATATTACGAAGAAACTTATAAAAACGAAGCAAAATGATTTTAGCGCCAAAATTAAAAGCAAAAAAATTAATTAAACATTACGAAACATTAATTCAAGCAATTGGAGAAGTTTTTAATGATGAATTTCTTTTAATTATTTGCGCTAAAAAATGCGCAGAAAGTACAGTTGTTGAAATTTTAAATGTAATATCAAGAGGAACTGATATTGATTTATTTAATTACTGGAAGGAAGTTGAAAGAGAAATACAAAACTTTAAAATATAAACAAAATGATTTTAACCGACAAAACCATTATTGACGAAATCGCCGAAGGTAACATCGTTATTGAGCCTTTCAATCCTGATAACTTAGGAACAAATAGCTACGACCTTACTTTGTCAAACACCTTGGTACTTTACACGGAGCGCGTATTGGATGTTCGCAAGAAAAACCCCTCCGCACCAATGATTATTCCTGATGAAGGATTGATTTTGCAACCTGGCATTGTTTACCTTGCTTCCACGGTGGAATACACGGAGACCATAAAACACGTGCCAATTATCCAGGGCAAAAGTTCTTTAGGGAGGCTTGGTTTATTTGTCCACGTGACCGCAGGATTTGGCGACGTTGGATTCAAAGGACATTGGACGTTGGAGCTTTTGACGGTTCAACCGCTCAAGATTTACGCGGGAATGAAAATTGCCCAGCTGACCTATCAGGACATAAGCGAGATGCCAAATATTTCGTATGATAAAAAGCAAGATGCCAAGTATTCGAATCAGGGGAAAGATCCTGTTGCCTCAAAAAATTATTTAAACAAGCAGCCATGACCGACGAAGAAAGGGAAAAGCAACGGGCGTATGACCGTGAGTATTATAGAAATATGCCAGCCTTCCAAAAGGACAAAAGAAGGGAGGCAACGCGCCTGAGGAACAAAGACAATTACTGGAAGTTGACGGACGAAGAAAGGCAAATAAGGAAAGACAAAAGCCTTGCTTATTATTACGCGAACCATGAGGCATTGAAAATAAAAGCAAAAGAATATCGAGAACGAAAATTAAAAAGTAAATATGAGTGACGAAGAAAAGAAAGCAAAACGCGCCGCTTATATGGTAAAATGGAAGGCTAATTTAAACGCATTCATAAAGGAAAAACGGCGATTAAAAAACAATGAATACCGAAAGAAGGCTCGCGAAAAATGGTCTCCTGAGTATTTGGAAAAAATGAGAGAAAGAAATAGGACTTATTATGCAAAAAATAAGGAGGTATTATTAGCCAAAATGAAAATTTATCAAGAAAACAAAAAAAAAGAAAAATCATGTTAACCGAAAACGAAAAACAAAAATTAATCAAAGACTTTGCCAGCATGTTAGTTGCCGCTGGAGGCATTTTAACCTTGGCTTTTGCCATTTATTATATTGTTGACCTTTTAAAAAAATGGTACTCATGAGCAAATTTGAAATTAAGTACAATGACAAACGAATGATCATTGAAGCCGAAAATATGGAGAAGGCATTGGAACAATTTAAGGAATTAAAAATCGACGTGAAAAACTTTGAGATAAGCATTTCAAAGTTTGGAGAATACAGGAAATAAATGTGAAGTAGTAAGTTGTTAAAGTGTTCTTTTGTGTCCGTGTCCTTCGATGCGGACATTTTTTTTTAATTTATTATTGTAAATATTCTTTATTATAAATAATTATATATATTTTTACAATAAGAAATTTATTTACCAGTTTAAAAACCAATTTTATGAAAGACAAAATCATTGATTATGTTCCACAGAACAAACGCCTCCCGTACCAAGTTGCCGCAGGCGTTGGCGTTGCCTTCGTGGTTGGGTTGATTTATTCCCCAATCAACACCCAGTATCATCATACCTCATTCATTCCCATCATTGAGCGCGACACCGTTTACGTTCACAAAATTACAACGCTTACTTTTCCTGCAAAGGAAGAAAAAGGCGAAGTAAATGAATTGGCTTATGGCTCACGGTCATACGGGTGGGAAATACGTAAAATGAATATTCACCAATTAAGAAAAAACCTTGAAGGCAAAGGATTCCGAAACCTTGATAAAATTGACCTTTTTAAAATGCGTCGTATATGGCTTGCCTATTCTTACGAAGCCATGCTTATGAACGTGCATCACCTGACCGACTTCCCTGTGTCGATGATCTATTCCTTTTTCATCATCGAGGCAACGACCTCAGGCGTTGAAACCGAACTTTGGCGTAAACACGCGAACGCTGGCGGCGTTAAGGCTTTGAAAAATCAAAAGTCGGTTACTTACAAAACACGGGAGGTCATTCGCGGACGTGACAAGTACATTCGCGCCAAGTTCATGAGCGCAAGCACCACAGAAGAAGGCATGAAGCTTTGGGCTGGCGTTTTAAACTCAGGAAGATACGCCGAATGTAAAAAGGCAAATTACAAGATGAAAGGCAGACGGTTATACGAAAGCATTTGTAAATGCGTGTACAAATCAGGTTATCACACGGATCGAGATTATAAATTCCGTGCATCTTTAATGGCTGAGTTCTGGGAGTTGAAAAAGAATCATTACCCATTGAAAGGGAAAAGAGATGAATTTTAAATTATTTTGCATTTATTTTTGTAAATATTTTTTTATTTCAATATTTAATATTAAATTTACGTATTGAAACAACGAAACGATATTACACACAACAAAAACAAACAAAATGACAACTTTAGAACTCATCGAACAAAAAATGGAATTAGCATTACAAGCTATTAACGCTATTCTTCCAGAAGGATATTTTGTTGGACAGGCGCTTTCATCTACTGATTTTGGAAATAGCGGTTATCTTATAATTAAAAAAGAATGTCCAGTTGAATATTTAATCAATGTATGTAAAGTAAGAATTAGCGATCATTCAGCTACAAATAGCGTAAGACAGGCTACTGAAATTATGATAGATTTAGTAAGATTTAATCTTGATGATTTAATTTCAAGAGTTGAAAGAGCGGTTTATCCTGAAAGATTTGAGCAAGTTGAAGTCAGAACATTAACTGGCGATATTTTAACTTCTAATTTTCAAGTAGGTAGAAAACCATTTACAACATTAACAGAGCCTACTTTTTTAGGCGAAGTTATCGGCAAAAAAGGTAATTTGCTACACAGCTACTCTTGGATGAAAGAAGATATGAGATACGAGTGGAGAAGGAAATAATTATTAATCACCCCAACAGGGCAGTCCACAGCTGCCCTACTTTTTTACACACAACAAAAACAAATTAATCATGGAAAAGAATTTTAACAACCTTCAATTTAAATGGACATTCGAAAGTATTTCGGATAACATTCCAACTATCATGCTTTTAACAATCGTTTTAACGTATGGCATTAACGCATACCTTACCGCCATTTTTCTCCCCATTGACTTTTGGCTTGCGATCATTGCCGCCAGCATCTTGCAGCTCGGACGCTTTGCCGTGGTTTTCATGGACTTCCTGAATCCAACCAAAGGGCGAAGTACCTACCCGCCAAAGATTGCCCTGGGCGCGACGCTTGTCGCATTGGCTGAAATCTTCTTTGGATTGCAGGAAAAGTACGAAGGAGGCGAATTTATAACCATGTTTCTTTTTGTCGGAACAATCGTTGTTTTCGGTTACCTGCTTGAAATCAACTTTGTTGACAAAGGTGTGGAAGCATACGGAATCAATGCACCTGAGCCAAAGCCAAAGCGCAAAAGGAAACCACGCGTAAAGGTTGAGGCAAAAGAAAACAATGAAACCACGGGAACAACGACAAAAAACTTTGTATCTTCATTTAAAACAATAACACTTTGAGGACATTGATAGGGGTTGACCCGGCGTTAAGAATAAAGGGAATGGCGGTTTGCATTATCGCAGACCGCACCATGATTTTTAAAAGTTATAAAAGGTTTGTTGATTTTATTGGCGACGTTATAACCTGGGTAGCATACGAAAACCCTGTTGTTCTTGTGGAAGATTCAAGCCTCCAGAATGTGACCTTTAATAATTCAATTAACCGCGCAATCCTTTCTCGAATGAGCCGCAACGTTGGCATGAATCAAGCCGCTTCGCGAATAGCTTACGAATGGATAAAGGAACATGACATTGAAGCGTACAATATTAGCCCTGAGGCAAAGGGGAAAAAGTTTAATAAAGACATATTTATGAAAGTTGTCGCAATTGAGCGACTGAAATTTGAACCAGATTTTAAAACCGCCAAAATAAGTCAAGACGAAATCGACGCTTTTTTCCTTGCGCTTATGGCAAAAAATTATATTAAAAGATGATTTATATATGTAAAAATTGCAGCTCTGAATCAAACAACATGAATCTCGGAGAGTACTGTGAAGATTGTAAGGATCTTACAAGGGAAAAAACGATGCCTCAGAAAAGAGAATATACGCATGATTTGATATGGAAAAAGTACCTGGAGGATAAATGCCCTGTTTGCGATGGTAAAGTAGATTCTGATTCTCAATATTCTCACACCGAAAATGGCGGTAAATGTATGGCAAAGTATTTTGCTTGTGACAGCTGTTTCAGCCGTTATACCGTTGGATACAACAGAAGCCGTCACCCAATAATGTGCGAAATAACATATAACGCTGTACACAAATAAAACAAAGACAAATGAAAAATAACGAATTAACAGACGGCTTAACCAATGAACAATGGAAGGAGGCGCAAAGATGTTTCAACGCGCGCCCGAAGCCTGTTCGCTTTGCAGATACGGTAAATAGCAAACAATCCGTGATAAATTTTTACTTGAATCCTTTGATTCCTGAGACGATGCCTGCCTATCAATCAATGAATAAGGAAAGAATGATAAGCATTTGTTACCAACTTTATCATGCAAAGGAAACCGATACTTTAAAAGAATCAGCCGCAAGGCTAATAAAACTTATAATTGATTGATTACTAATTTGTTGAATTGTTGATGTGTATATCGGGGCTGGCATTTGAACCAGCCCTTTTTTATTTAAAAGATTACCCCTTGCGTTTTCGCATAATCCACGACCGCCCTTGCGTGAGACAAAGCCAACGTGTTTTGAAACACAGGGTCAAACATCATTAAAGCGTCGTGGTAATTTGTAAAGAAGCCATTTTCACTGAGTACCGCTGGCATATTTGTTTGGGTAATAACAAAGAAACTTTCTTCTTTATCTTTGTCCCCGTCCGTGGTATCCATGCGATACACCCATTTGGGAAAAGCCTCCTGAACCTCGTTAAACAAGAACTCCGCGTAAATGTCCGACCTTGTTTTACCTTTGCTCGTAAAGACTTCGAATCCCCTTGCATTGGGCGAAGCCGCCGCGTTACCGTGAATGCTGAGGTATAACGAATCTTCGTAATTTTTTGCGTTGATATTCGCTTTCGCCACGCGCTTTGCGAGGGTTAAATCCAAAACAGGATCGTAAACGCGCACCACGGGAAACCCCCAGTCAATTAAATACTGCTCAATTTTTGCCGCAACTATGCGGTTGAACACGCCCTCAAAGAACCACCCGTAACCGTGGAACTTTGCGTTGTTATGCTGAGCGCACTTTGAAGGATACGTGGTATAATTGTAAGGTAACTTTTTCTTTGCGTCAATACCTCCATGACCCGCGTCGATGAAGATGCAAAATTTAGATGCTTTCATATTTTGATATTTTTAAGGGCGATGCAAGTCAATGCACCGCCCTGTAAAACGCATAAGGTAGCGAATCGTCTGCGCCTATTTCTTTACAAACGAAATCCTATAAGTGAAAAAGCTGCAGAAATCAAAGAAAATTTGGGAGGTAAATTTACTTGAATCTCCTTTCCTGCACATTCTTTTGATGTCTCCTTTATTTTATCCCAAATTATTTGGGCTAACTGGATATATTCGCGCCACGTGAATTTGACTTTGTTGCCCTCAAGATGAACGTTAATCTCCGAAGCAAGCTCCGCAAAATTCATTGAATAACAAGCGATGTCACCCATTGGTGATTTTATCCCATCTGCATTTTTCAATGCTTCTTTTAAATTAGTCTGCATATTATTTATTTTAACGATTAAAAAAACGTGTGATTAAAACGCCCAAATTTACGCCAGTAATGCGTTTAATGTTTTCCGAAATAGAATAAAGCTCCACTGTTGCAATTAAAAACGCTGCCATATACGTTATGTTAAATGGAAGCGAAAAAGTATTTCTTGCACCCTCGAAAATCAGGATACCACAAAAATAAACGACTATCTTTTCCATTGTCCGGTAAAGCCCTTTGCTATTTATCTTTTGCTGCTCTTTCCTTGCTGCCAGGATCCCAGTTGCCATGTCGGCAAAAACCACGAAAATTGTAAATATCAAAAATCCCTTAATCGGTATAAAGAAAGAAAAAATATAACCACAGCAAATGGCATACGTTATTTTCTCCCATCCAAGGTGCAAAAAGTTGATTAATGTTGTTTTCATTATTTTATTTTTCTAAGGATTAATTTGTTATCAAAGTCTTTGAATATATTTGCCTTTGTTAAATAAATAATCATTCTTTCGCCTTGATTTGGATAATTTGAAATATATCCATACGTGTCAGAAATAATAACTAAAGGTCTATTTAAAGACTCGCCAATTTTAATCCTCAGGCTTCCCGTTTGATTTACAAATATTTCAGCTCCTGCCACAACCTTTGTTCCGTTGGCAATAGCTTGATAATTGCCAATCCAAAACCTTTTAAATTGTTCTTTCAGATAATCAAAAGAACCTTGTATTTTCGCGTTAATTAATGATTTGTCCAACTTGATTGCATTAGCAATAAACTTGTTTTGCCCCTCAAGTAAATTCAAAGCATCTGCCATTTTCCGTGAATCGTCAACCAAGTCATTGGTAAGGAATGGAATAATTAAATTTGAATCAGAAAATATTTTTAAATTTGAGTTGTCCGCGTCGGTGATTTGCTTCACTTGCCAAACCGTGTCAGGGTCAATAAATACCTTTTTAATAATAATTGTATCCTGAGCGAAGGAAAACAATGGGAAAAGGAAAAGAAATAATATTTTTTTCATGTGTTTTTTATTTAAAAGCAATCCAGTAAAAACCAACAGAAACAGTATTTAAACCTACTCCCGTCGTTGAATCATATATTGTGAATTCTAAATTTGAAGATGTAACCCCCTTTACAACTATAACATAGCTATTTAACTGGGCAATAGTTGCAATGACTTTTGAAGGAGTGTAAGATAAGCCATGAGCAACGTTAATATTTCCAACGGCGTCCGTTGTTGCAGTTGTGCCTCCTACTTTCATAACCCCACTTTGATTAATATCCGTCACCTCGCCCACCACATTGCTCCCGTCTTTTCCAAGTAAACTTGTCGGTGTTGCCGTTACCGTTGCAATTTTTACCTCACCGTTTACATGAAGCGTTTTATCAGGTGTGTTTGTGCCAATGCCTACGCGGTTGTTTGTGCCATCTACGAAAAGCATGTTTGCGTTGCCGTCACTTTCCACACGGAAATCTGCAATGGCTGAGCTTTCATTGAACACGGCTGATCCATGGACTTCAAGTTTTGAAAGTGGGTTTGTTGTTCCAATGCCAATGTTGTCTGTTAAACTTATAACAAATGGAACGCTATTGTTTTTTAAATTATAAATATACATACCATCATTTATAACTCCACCACTTTGCGGAGACCTTGCTATTTGCCATCCGTATTCATTGATTGCATTTCCGCCTAAACTTAATATTTGATATTGAGACCGACCTAAATTATTTCCTATTTGTAAATCTCCTGTTACACCAAGCGTTCCACCTATTAAACTATTTCCACTTGCATTAAATGTTCCATTTACGTCTAATTTATAATCTGGATTTAATTTACTTATACCAATCCTGCCTCCATCTTGATTTGCCACAACGGATAAAGTTGTATCAAGGTATTGCCCTAATGATGTTCCATTCCAATTTCTAGCAGTCATTAAATATATGTCAGATGTTCTTACGTTATTTGGAAAAGTTAAAGTTCCAGGTCTATCTGTAAATGATATTTGAGCAGTTGGATTGTATTTTATATTATCTTGTCTTGCAAAGTAATTTAATATATTATAATAAAATGTACCTGTACTTCCGTTATGACTTCCCTCCTGCCTGTTTATTGTCCCTGATATTGTCCCCCCTGTCAATGGCAAATACGTTGAAGCCGCCGTGCCCGTGCGCAAGTAATTTGTAAGCATGGAAGCCGTGTCGCTCACCAAAAGGGCAGCCGTCGTATCGCGCCAAAGTTTTTCGCTTAATTTATAGTAAAGTGATGCATTATTAATAGGATTAGAAATTCGAACATCATGAAGCTCGTCCAATTCCTGCCCATTTCTTATCTTAACAAACAATTCTCCTGAACCGTTATTGCTTTTGACGCATACGCCAATATATACGCTGTGTTGTGGTGCTTGCGGCTTTGTTGAAGTCAATGCACCTGCCACCGTTGGCGATAAATAAACCGCGCTATCTTCTGTTAAGGCTGAGGTGTTTAATCCTGTTATTAAGCCTTCGGTAATAATGAAACCGCTTTGATTGTCCGCAATGCTTTCCGCAACTACACCAAAAGTATTAGCCGAAAAAGCATCACTAACCGCTAAGCCTTTTGCCACTGTTATTCGATTGCCCTGGCTGCCTGCCAAATAAACCACGTCACCCTTTGCCAATGGTGCGCCTGTTCTGTTGTTCACCCGTTGGTGCAATTGTTGCCCAATTACATTGGTAACGTTACCTCCTTTTAACCCTTGTATTAAACCTCCCTGTGTATCATTGTATTCAACCTCACCCACACCAACCGTGCCATCCTTTGCCGTGTTGAAGGTAATTGAATCAAAAGGCATGGTTAATCCTTGCGCACCGCCTACCAAGTTCCAAACGTTGGAGGTAAAGTCAAACGTATAAAATTTAAGGTTAATGGTATCAAGAATCACCCACGCGCTTTGGTTGTTTATCGGTTGAATGGAAGCTGTGTCGGAAATTGAACCGCGCCACGTCAACCCGTCTGCCGTCGTCTGGAAACCTAATCTTTGTTTGTTGCCAGTGTTTGGGAACTGGGCAAAGAGGCTGAGGGAAAGGAATATAAAAAGAATTGAAGGCAAAGTTTTTTTGCCTCCAATCTTCTTGATTATGCTACTCCCCAGTTTAAGCAATACTTGTTCCACCAATATTTCACCAACGCGCCCTAATGTTTTCAGGAATCGCCTTTCTTTCTTTGGTTTTATTTCGTTCATAGTACTATTCCCATCGTGTTATAAATGTCAAATATTTCTTCATCCTCATCGCAAGTTGCCTCGGGGCAGCCAATGGCACTGGGAATAAAGCCAAGTAAATTACTTGCGCAAGTACACAAATAATCCTTAATCCTTTTCTTCTTAACTCCCAATCTTTGAAGCATTGTATCTTGATAAAATTTCAATCCGTCAACCCCCACGTTTTGCCCGTACTCGTTATCAAGTGTATAAAGTCCATTTGTACCAAGTTGCATCACCATGTACGGAGCTGCCTCGTACAACACGGCGTTGGCGCAAAAGGATTTTAAATGATCATTCCATAACGCTTGATAAGCCGTGGACGTGAAAGCGGTTGAACTTCCTTTGTCAGCCACTAAGGTATCGTAAAAAGATACGCCAATCGCTGGGACAATCCATTGAAACTCCGCATCTTGAATGTGAGGGCTTATAAGGCTTTTATCAAGTCTTATGTCCGCTGGCGTTGGTCTTGCAACTCCGCCGCTTATTACCTCAGACGGTTGTATTAATTGGCTCATTTGTTTCGATTGGTGAATAACCTAATATTTCCCTCTTTTCATCTACCGTCAAATTATCCTCAACCTTTATTTCACCCATGAAAGACACGGGTAAAGTATTTGATATTGAGAATTGAACATCTTTAAAGACTGGGTTATAAAGCCCAATTTCGGCTAAATAAGGATTTATGATTTTAGATAGCATCAAGTTTTGGCGCGGCTTAATAACCGTACTTTGCAAGTATTCCATTTCTTGTCTTATCTGTTGATTGCTTCCAAGTTGCCCCGCCGTGGCGAAGCCTGCAAGTGACTTGCTCCACCTGTTTGCCACGACAATCGCCGAGGCTGCTAAGTTTTGCAAGTTTAAAAATTCGCCCTCGCTTTCTTTGGAGGTGGGAATCCAATTTGCTTTTAATTTTTCGTCCCTCAGAACTTGAACGAATAACTTATGATTATTACCCATTCCCGTGAACTTGCTTTCTATGCCTTCGACAAGTTTCTTTGCCTGGTCGGGCGTAATTGAGCCGAAGAATTGCATCACCCCTGAAGGCATGAAACCATTTTCGAACTTACTTGTATTAAACCGCTGAATCCTGTATTCAATTTCAGCCCACATTTTCGCGCCAATCCACTCAGGTAAGCCAAAGTAAAAATAGCCTGCGGCGTATTGCTTCACATGGATAACGCTTCTTTGCGTTCCATCTTCAAATTTCTTAAAGTCTGGATAAATCGGTACTTCCCTGAATCCTTCGCTTTCGTAAAATACGCCGTCGGTGGTAAGTGGAACTTCTTCCCAGTTATCGTAAATGCCAACTGATTTTATAATCTGGTCGGCTTCCGCTTTCCTTATACCAACGTTGTACACGGGTACATGATAAATATAAGTAAATGGTTCTGACCCTACTTTGCCTTTAACAATTTCGCAAAAGCTATTCCCAAAAGCATCATAGTCAAACGCAAGTTGAGCCAAAACCTCCTGCAGATTTTGCCCGTGTAAATTAACCTGTGAAATAACATCTTCTATTTCGCTTAAAGAATCGTCGGTGATAACCTCACCCTTCATGGACGTGGTAAGCAAGGTATTTGCTTTGCCCTTCATCGGAATGAAGCCGTCACCAACGACCATGTTTGTTTTATCTTCTATTATCCTCCTTAACGTCGGCGAATTATTTACAATGGCGATAAGGCTCTTTAAAAAGTCATCCTTTTGTGTAAAGAACCGCACCCATTTTGCCCCCGTAAAATCAAGCCTCTCCCGTGACGGCTCATTAAAAATGTCCTCCTTTACAAGCATTGTATTGGAGGTATCTAAGGTAACCGAAGCAAGTAAAGGACTTTGATTCCGTTTACTTACTCGATTGTTCCGATTCGGGACTGCCTGTATTTTCTTTAATTGTTGGCTCATAGCTTTTTTTCTCAGGGGTATAAATGACGTGTTGCCCAACGTCCTGAGGGCTTGATTTATACCAAGCCCTCAATTCGTTTTGTGAAAGTTCGCCGATAGTTTTTCGAATGATGCCAGCTTTTCCCGAAAGGTCAGCCCCAACGTAAAGCATTTGCTTACTTTTTTCTCTAACTATCATACTTTTATTAATCTAAGGCGTTCATCACTGTTTCGCCGTTCACAATGTACCTCGCTTTGTTCGTTGTTCTACAAGTAATGGTAAGTGTCTCTTGATTTGAATCGGTAAACAATGCACCCGATAAACCTTCGGCACTTGTTAACCTTGCAACCCTTTTCTTACCGCCTACTGGTTCAACGCCCCAAATCCAATAATTACCCGTGTTTTCAACGTGCACACAAACCAAACCGCACGCTTGATTTGCCATGTCTTGAATAAGGTTTCTTAATTCCTGATCGCGGCAATTAATGATTCCCGTCAAACTTTGCTCAATGGCTACTGACAAAGTATCAGGATCTTGCGTTACCGTTTCCGTGAACGCGCCTGAGTTATCCCTAAATTCAATTTCGTAAAAAACGGCAGCCGTTGAGGTCATTGTTATTGCCGTGGTTGCTCCCGATGCGTTGTTGGTTATGCTTGTCACCTGATTAGCATTGGCAACATAAAATTTGCCAATACCTCCTGCGCAAGTGCCATCTGTACATTGATTAAGCCAACCGCCTGTTATTGCGCTCATTCGTTTTTAATTAGTAGCCTAAGCTGATTAATGATGGGTGAATATAATTTACGCCCATTTTAAAGCGCGCCTTTATGTACACCTTTTCGTCCTTCTGGTCATACCAAAGTTCCAAAGCCGTTTCAGGGCTTAACACGTCCGTCGCAAGTACCTTGTTTTGCGGCGTGGTATATTCCACGTAGTGAGGCTTGGTTGTTCCAAGTCCTGTTGCAATGTCGTCCCAACGGAATTGAGGAATAACGGTTACACCACGGAAGGTGAATTGCTCAACCCCGTTGATTAACTGAAGTAAACCGTAGTCACCGCCACCGCCGTTTTCAATGTCTTCCCTTAATTGAGAATAAACGCTTTGAGTTACATTGAATACCTTTTGATTGGCAGGTAAACCTTTCAACTGCAAAGGAGCCTGGTCATACACCGCGCGAAGGATCGCGAAGCCGTCACCTGCACCAAGGTCAGAACCTGAACCAGTGTTGCAACGTGGCACTAAGTCTTGTGCAACTAATTGAGGATAGTAAACCGTCCAAAAACCGTCTAATGAATCAAAGTTAGGATTGTTTGAAGACTGGTCACCGAAGTAAGAAAGACGGGTAATGTCATTTCTTATCGCCTGTTGTGTACGGGTCAAAAGAATATTTTCAATCAATGTTCCTGAAACATCTGGAAGCCTTGTACCTGTTTTCAATAACTCTTCGAAAACGGTATCCTCGAACTCGTCCCAACACATTTCTAAATCCACCTTCATTTTTTCAACGTCGATGGTACGCTGGTAAATGTCAACTGAACCAATGGGATTAAATCCGCAGCCCGAGTACTTACGTACAATGTTTTCCAACTGCTGAACAAAAACCATCTTCTTTTTATTCGCGACGTTACCAAGTACACGGAATTGTCCGCGAAGGTCATCGTCAAAGAATACTGGTTCTAAAAAAATGTTATTTGCCTCCGTACCTCTAAAGGATACGTCAAGTTGGCTTATTTCAACTAATGCCATTTGTTTTTAATTTTAAAGGTTTGGGTAAGAAATGGTTGCAGACGTATTTGTTAAAACAAAAGCATCCTCAATACCAAATGAAAACTCTGTTTTTGCGCCTGCGGTTGTTGCCACGGCAAATAATACTTTCCAATCATTACCCGCGTTTAACGCTGAAGTATTGATTTGTAAAATAGCGGTTGGTGCTGAGGATTGCCAATTTGCGTATGCCTCGTTACCTGATTCGTCCATTACGGTAACCTTGTAAAAATCGCTTGCGCTCGTTACACCTGTCAACGGTGCAAAGTTCAAACGCTTTCCAGCTGAGGAAGTTCCGTAAGTGAAGGAAACGGGAATGCGATCCGTAAAGGTATCAATTCCGTATAATTGCTCCGCGTTTACTCCATTTGCATTTGCATACGGATTTGTACGGTTTAAACTGTTTTGCCCGATGTATGTATTTGAATCGAGAAAACCATTAACGTTTGCTGTTGCCATTATCTTTGTGAGATTTTAGTTTGAACTAATGAAGCGAAAGAATCAAAGTAACTCGATTTCGCTTTTGTTTCCTGAACCTTTTCGTGCGCCGAACCGCCCGAAGGAAGTCCAACGCCTTTTTTAACTTGCGCCCGAAGTGCGACTAATTCGTTACCCAATGTTTCCAAAACCGATTCAATTTCAGTTATCGAGTTCTTTTGTTCTTCGGTCTTTTTGTACATAGATTCCATTTCCTCTTTTTGCTTTGAGTGCATTGTCTCCATTTCATCGGGTGATAAAACAAAGTAGCCTTTTTCTTTGAGCATGGAAATAGCAACTTCCACCTCGTCGTTTTTTGGCTCTTCCTCAACTAATTTCTCCTCCTCAATAACATTTTCCACAACGGGAGTTTCATCTATGCTATTAAGAAGGCTTTTGATTTTTTCTAAAATAGAACTACCCATTTCATCTTCTTTTTTTGTATTGTTTAATAATGCGGCTGGTACATTCAAGAACTTGTTTAGGCTATTTTGCAACGGTAACATATCTATGTTTTTTTCGCCAACTTTAACAATTTCATCAATGAAGCCAAATTCTAATGCCTCCTGAGCGGTCAGCCATGTTTCAGCTGCCATCATGTTCGTAATAATTTCTTTTAGGTTCTTTTGTTCTCCTTTGCGTTTAATAACCGAAGCCGTGTAAATGTCAAGTAACTTTGCCTCCATCTTGTCCAATAATTCAGCCGTTGCCTCAAGTTCGTCGGCGTTACCCATCGTGTAACTCCAAGGTCGGTGAATCATCATAAAAGCATTTTCCGTCATTTTAACATTATCCGCTGCCAACAATACAACCGTTGCAATGCTTGCTACCAAGCCGATTCCTGTTGCCGTGGTTTCTTCTGGGTAATTAGCCACTAAGTCAGCAATACCCATTCCCTCGGTGACGCTGCCACCGCCTGAGGATATCGTTAAATTAATTGGCTGCCCGTTCGCCTGGTTAATTTTGGTTCTTACTGAGTTGTAAGAATTAACCGATTCCGAAATTTCCCCTAAAATATCTATACTTACTTTTGCCATGTTTTTTTCTTTGTCCTTTTGTATCGCCTTGTATTTTGCCTCAGCCCAAACCCTCATAGCACTCCCGCCCCATGCATCATACATGATGCTTCCACACTGTTCTTTTCCATCTTCATCAAAGTATTTGCCCTGGTCATACGTTTCCGCGCGACTTAAAAATGAATAAGTACGTTGCACCGTTTCTTCCGATAAGCCCTCGCCGTTGGCGATTTGATTCGCCCGTTGCCAACCGACAAGCGTACCGCAGTCTGACCCGTTCTTTTCCTTGTGGTCAAGTGCGCGTCGTGCGTTGTTCTTTGCAGCATCTGGATAATCGGCGTATGTCATAAAATAAAAATAATTTATTTACAAAATTACTCGGTCTTGTTTTTATCTTTTCTTTTTTGCTTGATTTGATAACCAAACCTTTCAGGATGCTGCACCATGTTATAAACGTGTTTCTTTGAAATACCCGTGCGTATGCTTATTTCCATCATGGCATCCATTTTTGAATCATTTGAATAAAGGCTGTTCGGGTAAAGGTGCATAACCATATATTTCGCCACCGTCTTTTCCTTCACCACGTCGGTTTTAACGAGGAAGGAAATCAAGTGAAAAAAACTGGGCACAATGCTTTCCTTTTGGCAAAATGCACTGTATTTATTCAAGATTTCATGTGTAAAATCCTGTAATAAATCTTCGTTAATCATTTCAAATTCATCCATTTTCGTTCCAATAATTTACTATTTGCCTCATTTTACCGACTACTTTTGTCCGACACGCGGGACAATTTCGCCGCTCAGGCTCATAATTATTAACAAAGTTGTTATAAACATTGAACAAATAATCCATATCCGCTGGGTCAATGCTCAAAACCCTGTATGTCCTGTTTACCGTGGCGGTGACTTGCGCCTTGTATTCCTCGGGAATGCGTGAACCAAGTTCTCCCCAAATGCTATCCGTTTTCATACAATTGCACATTTATAAAGTGGCGTTTATTTTCAGCTTATTTCCCTCAGCAAGATCGCGCGCAATGTCCTCACTTACAACGTATGCTTGAAGCCTGTCTATCCTGTTGTTTATCGCGTCCGTCTTTGCCTCCATTACTTGCAAAAATTCATTCATGTTTCCCTGTAATCCCAAGCCTTGAATCGGTGGGCTTATCGGTGGAACCATGCCACCCTCCGCAAAACCTTTGATACCAAGGCGCCTGAATGTTGGCGAACCGCCAAGTAAACTTTGTTGACGTTGGTTCAATACAACCTCACCACGTTTAACGTATGCAAGTACATTGTCACCATTTGAGCGCGTTGGTATATTTTGCTTTTGATTCACCCGTTGCCCTGTGACAACGCCACCCTCTGCAAGTGGCTGGGCAATAATCGTTGCCGTTTGTATTCCTGCGAAAACACCTGCAGAAATGGCTGAACCAATAGTAAATGGCGGACCAGGTGGAACGGCTAAAGCCCTGTTTACCGCCAAAGCCCCTTGTATTATTGACTGAAGAATGGCTATTTTCTTTTCAGCCTTCGCCGCTTTTAATTGCAATGCTTCGGCTTCTTTGTTTCTTGATTCTAACAACGCCTTTTCCTGAACAATTTCTTTTTCTAATCTCCTCTTTTTTATGCCACTTGCTTTTTCTGCTTTGGCTTCAAGCGTTGCAATATTTTCTTCCGTTAACTCGATTTGTTCATTTAATTGGTCAGCATCCTTTTTAAAACGCGCTTGCTGTACCGTGGAAAAAAAGTCGGTGACTAAAGAAGCGGTTTGCAAATAAGTTTCAATTCTCTTTGCCCGTTCCTCTAAATCTTGTTCCTCTTTTTTCTTTTGTTCGTCCCTAAAGTCGTCCGCGTTTTTTGTAACCTCTTTAAACACCTTTTGAATATCTTCAACCTCCTTTTTTAATAATTCTGGCGGCTTTGTCGTCAATGGCAAGGTTGCAAGTTGTTCCGCGTTTTTCAAGTTATTAAGCAAGTTACCACGGGAAGCATCTGCTAAGATTTGGTTTTGTTGTTCAACCGCTGACTTGATTTGGTTATTAATTGCGTTCAACTTTACCGCCAGTTCTTTTTGTGTCCCTGAGCCAACCACGGCGTTGGAAAACGCGCTTTGCAATTTGCTTCGTTCATCTT